TACCAGATCATGCTGGATTCTGTACAAGGGCGTGGTCCTGGGATGGCTTTTATCCCTTACTGTTCATTACCTGAACTAGAAGCATGTATGGAGGTCTGGGGATTCATGGAAATGATCCACAGTCGTTCATATACATATCTCATTAAGAATGTTTATTCGGATCCTTCAGAGGTATTTGATACCATTCTGACTGATGATCGTATTCTTGAACGTGCCACCAGTGTGACTGAGGCATATAATGATTTCATCAATTCGGCACATCATTATGATAGTAGTAATGATTGGAAGTACGCATTAGAAGAAGTTACCTATGCACAAGAATCAAGATATGAACTCAAACGCAAACTCTATAGAGCAATTGCAAACGTTAATATTCTTGAAGGTATTCGCTTTTATGTCAGTTTCGCTTGTAGTTTTGCGTTTGGCGAACTCAAGCTTATGGAGGGAAGTGCAAAGATCATCTCATTGATTGCTAGAGATGAAAATCAGCATCTGGTAATTACCCAGAACATTCTAAATAAGTGGAGAGACGGTGACGATCCAGATATGAAAAAGATCGCTAAGGAAGAAGAACCTTGGATGATCAATACATTTAGAAATGCCGTAAATCAGGAAAAACTTTGGGCAGAATATCTGTTTAAAGATGGATCTATGATTGGTTTGAATGATAAACTGCTTCAGCAGTATGTTGAGTGGATTGCCAACCGTCGTATGAAAGCAATCGGTCTTAAACCAATCTATGACATTCCTGCAAAGAACAATCCACTTCCTTGGACAGAGCACTGGATTTCTTCTAAAGGACTCCAAGTTGCCCCACAAGAAACCGAAGTCGAATCCTACATCGTTGGAGGAATCAAACAAGATGTCAAAGGAGATACATTCGCAGGATTTAGCCTTTGAAGAAATATGGAAAGAAATGGATGAAATAGAACCTTTGACACCAATTGTCGAAGATTCTATCAGAGCATATAGAGAGGCAGCACTATCTGACTCTTATATGTTTGGTGAATATGATGGATATCAAGCATACAAGGGGGACGAGTAGTCCCTCTTTTTTTATAAATATTTTTATATGGATACAAAATAAAGAAAATGTCTCTGACTACAAGACAACTTAATGATTTCAAAAAAGTATGTGAGCAGTATGCTCAACCAGAAGAAATTATTGAAGAAGAACTCGTACATGAAATCTGCGATGAACTAGTTGAAGAATTGGTTACGGAAGGTTATTCAGAAGAAGATGCTATCATCATTGTAGAAGATGCTGCTAATGATTATATTGATGAGGCAAAAGTAACTTTCGGGCATGATACTCAAGCAAAAAGAGCGTCTGGTGCTCCTGTAGGTGCCAGAAGAAGGTTTGTCATGAGGAAGGCAGGAGATGCCGTGAAGAAGGCAGGAGATGCTGCCAAGGGTGCTGCTGACAGAGCAGTTGGCACTGCCAAGGCTGCCAAAGCAGGTGCTCAGATCGCTGGTTCTATCGCTAAGGACGAAGTTAGAAGAGCAGGTAGAAAAGCAGCACACAGTGCTACCAAGGCAGCAGATGCTGTTAAGAGTGCTCCTGGTAAGGCAAGGGATAAGGCAAAGAAAGGTATTAAGGGATTCCTCAAGCGTCAGGCAGAGAAGGTCGTGAAGCGTATGAGTGAAGAGAATGTAGAAGAGGCAATGCGTCCTGGTGAACGCCAAAGAAAAATGGCAGCAAAACGTCATGACCCATATGCATCTTCTAGAGATCGTGGAACTGCACACAATGTTGCAGTTCGTAATGATGGTCCTGGAACTCCTGGTTATGAAAAGAAATCAACTGGTGGTAAAGGTGCAAGATATGCTGGATATGGGGATCAAGGTGCTGGTAACAAAGCACGTCGTCGCATGGGACAAGAACCACTGAGAGGCAATACTCGCAAAGAAGAACTGGAAGCAACCGGATTGTTCTCTGAGAAAGAGATTGCTGCTATAGAAGAGGCAATGAGTTCTTATGATCGTAACCGTAAGAGAGCAGCACAAAGAGCAGCAGATAGAAATGCTGCCAGAGCTGCTGGCAAAACTGGTGTAGTTCCTGGTGTTGGTTATGTATCTCCTAGAAAGGAGAGAGAAACTTATGTTGACTCGGCAGGNACNACCAGACATAANTCTGGGGCAAAGATGCCGAAAGACTGATATAATTCTTTAAGGGGGTTGACAACAACCCCCTTTTTTATTAGAATACCTTTGTTAGGGTTGATGGATATATAATAAGAGCTTAAACAATATGAATGGATTCATATGAAAACCCATGGATATATTTGGACAGACCTTTTACTGGGGATGATGTTCGGGACTTTTTTGGTTTTGTGTATAAAATTACCAATCTCGTCAACGGTCGATCATACATTGGAAGAAAGTATTTTTGGTCGTTCAGAACTCCACCAGGAAAGAAACGAAAAGTAAAACAAGAATCTGATTGGAAAAAATATTATGGTTCTTGTCCAGAATTAAAAGAAGATATCAAAAAGACTGGCAATAAAGTATTCTTTAAAAGAGAGATCCTTTCTTTACATAAAACAAAGGGAACTTGTAACTATGAAGAAACAAAACAGTTGTTCTTAAATAATGTCTTATCTGAATCTCTTGACAATGGTGCCCCAGCGTACTATAATAGCAACATTCTCGGACGCTACATGCGGAAAGATTATGGTAACTTTGGAAGACACTCTGAAAACGACTCATGATTGGGCAGTTGATAGACTGCACACTCTTTGCGAAACCGAAACAGATGATGTGCTAAAATTAGTTGAAGATGCTTATTCGATTCAATGTGAGTTTGCAGAGTGGTTAGATCCAAATGTCAAAAATCACGAAATTTTTTCACTAGAATATCTTGGAGAAGATTAATTTATGTTAGAACTTCTTGCCTCACTTACACTTGTTGATTATCGAAACCTGGCAACAGTTGTTCAGGTAGAAGCACATCCAAATTCTGCAGATGAATACTGTGTTGCTGCTTCTGTTTTGAATCGTGTTTTGTCTGATAGATTTCCCGATACTATTTCTGGAGTGGTATTTGCTCCGGGACAATATCAAGGATTTCATTTTAATTCATATATAGTTCCAGATCCTAGATTAATCAACAAACTAAGTTCTCCAAATGGTAATAATAGTATTGCCTATTGGTCAAGAGTTCTAAATGGAAGAACAGATTTTAAAGGACAATCTATGTTGGGATATCGAATACCATCCGAAGATCCCATGTGTCACCCCAAAGGAAACTTCTATCACTATCACTGGCAATGATTATTAAAGCACTTAAAGAAACAATCGGTATTTTTAAAAGAGAACAAGCAACTAGCGTCAATTGGCCTGATGTTATTGATGAAAAAAATATTGAGTGTGCCATTGATGAAAATGTAGTTGATTGTGAAGGTGAAGCATTCAAACAGGATGCACTAAATTATTATACTGGAGTTCCGGCACCTGTATATCTAGAAAATGATGAGTGGTTTGGACCTGCTCCCATTAGATCTAGAAAACAAATTGATTATATGAAACAAGAAATGGAAATGAAACGCCAAGAACGAGAAGAAAACTTTTCTGTTGAACCTAATGATATTCATCAAAAGATGTATGAAATTGCCACTAAAAATCATAATACTACATTAGATCTTGATCCTCCCGGTGGTTCAGAAAACTTTCACACAGGACCTGCTGGTTGGAATTCAGGAAATGGGAGGGAACAGTTTGTATGAAAAAAATCATTGCGTCCCTGGTTGCTGCGGCAGCGGTTGCCCTACCTGTCCATTCAGACCCTCTCCAAAAAAATGAATATAATACTCATCATTCCATGGGTTGTATGCTACTAAGGGAATGTACAGATGGAGTCAAACAAGTCACTAATCTTTTGGATATTTCTAGTGAGTATTCCAATACTAATGATTTTTATCCTTTTTCTAACGAATTCAACAATATGCTTGTCTCTCTTAGGCAAGTCAGAGTTGGGGTGTTTCTAGCAGACTCCAAGTATTTTCCCATTGGTCATCGTGGTGTTTATCATACAGTAGGAAATAATTTCTTTTTGAATCGAGCACACATGGATCGTCCCAATATTCTTATGCAAGTGATGCGTCATGAAGGATGGCACGCTGCACAGGATTGTATGGCAGGAACTATTGATAATAGTTTGATTGCCATTATTAAACCTGAAGAGGAAGTCCCAATGATTTGGCGTGTATTGGCAGAGAGAACTTATCCAGAACATGCAGTGCCTTGGGAGGCAGAAGCACAGTGGGCAGGACGCACCGAGGGTATGACTAAAGATGCTCTTTCTGCTTGTGCAAAGGGAAAAATGTGGGAAGTTTATGAACCTACTCCATTGACTAGAAAGTATCTTGTTGATAAAGGATATATAACTAAATAGAAGAGCCTTGTGCCTCTTTAAATGACAGATTCAAACCTGACTACAAAAAAAGAGGAAACCAAAAAGGATAAATTTGAGTGGGCTGATGAGGGTGTTTCTACCTTAGTGAGAGTTGTTATATTGAGTTGGTCAGCAGCGATTCTGACACTTAACTATGTAACTGTCCCTGGTATTCCTCAAAAAAACATAGATCCGACTTTCATAGCCAGCGTGTTTACCGGAACGCTAGCTACTTTTGGGGTCCAGCCTGCTAAAAAGAAAGATGAAGAAACAAAAAAATCTGAAGATAAAAAAGAAAAAGTAGAATGAGGATAAAAAAACATGACTTGGATTCCACATCACATGCAAGATAATCAACAACAGCAACAACCATCAACATCTTCCAGAAGTCCATTTAAGTGGGTTCTTCTTGGTGTTGGTGGTTTAGTTGCAGTTGCACATATAGGTGCTTTAGGTCATTTGATAAAGATGACTGAAAAATATGCCGACCGTCCTCAATATCCTGCAATTAATCTTCCTACAGGAGAATATTCATCTTATGATGTGAAAGTTGGAAAAGAAGGATATGAGATTAGATATAATGCTAATGATCCAAAAGTATTAGTTACGGAAAAGGATTTGGATCTTGAAACTTATAAGAAAGGATTTTTTGGTGGAACTCAAAGTGTAGATAAAACTGAGTCTATCCGGAAAGAATATACAATGAATGGTTTATCAAACGGAGGAACTGTAGACGAGGGAAAGTTAACTGCCGAAAAGTTAGCATGTATCAAGTCGGAAGGTTCTGGCGAGTCAACCGGTGCGATCGTGGGAGCTAGTATGACAAGTGGACTTGCCCCTGTGTTGACTGGTATACCTTATATTGGATGGTTAGCTGCCGGATGGGCAACTATGTTAGGGCAGAATGTTGGTAAAAGTGTTGGTGGAGAAATAGCAAAAGAAGTTAGTGGATGCTGACATTTGACACTAAAATACTAGTAAAAAATAACTAGATAGTGTAGTCAAATAAACAAATATGAAGTTCTTTTTTGCGCTTCTAGCATCTCTTTTTATTGCCACACCCGTCTGGGCTGTGGACGTTCAAATGGGATCTAATGGAAATCTAGTGTTTGATCCTGCCGAAGTTACGATTAGTGCCGGTGAATCAGTTCACTTTGTAAATAACATGCTTCCTCCACACAATGTTATTGTAGAGGGTCGTCCTGATTTAGGTCACGAATCCCTTGCAATGTTACCTGGAGAGGAGTTTGATGTTGTTTTTTCTGATGCAGGTGACTATACTTATTGGTGTGCTCCCCATAAAGGTGCGGGCATGATCGGTACTGTTCATGTAGAATAATATGAAAAAATTCAATGAAGTTACACTAAACATCACTGTAGCGATCATTGATTTTCTATATCAGGGAAGAGATTATCAAAGATTTTGGGTACTTGAGGAGATTGCACGAGCTCCTTACTTTGCTTTTCTCAGTGTGTTGCATTTAAGAGAATCTATGGGGTTACGTGGTCCAGAACACATTTATCTAATGGAGGAACATTTTGCTCAAACTCTTAACGAAACAGAACATCTGGAATACATGGAGAGCAGGGGTGGTAATTCTTATTGGGTTGATCGTTTTTTCGCCCGACACCTTGTACTTATCTACTATTGGGTCAACGTGGTTTATTATTGGGTGGCTCCTCGTTCTGCTTACCATCTCTCCTACGAAGTAGAGATTCATGCGGCAGAAACATATGGAAAATATTTGGCACTCAATGGTCATGATGACAAGATCCTTGAGATTTTAAATGATGAACTTGAGCATTCAAGAGAACTACATAAAGCAATGGAAATTATCAAATGAAAGTAGGAATTATTGGACTCGGCAGAATGGGCGAGGGTATGTCTCGTCGTATGATGAGAGAAGAGATTGAAGTATGGGGTTACAGGAGAAACTATGAAAAAGCACAAGAAGCATATGAAAACGGATATGTGGACGGAGTTACAACTT